ACTCAGACGCAGAGGCAATGCAAGACGTGCAAGATCCAAACACAGATACTGTAGCTGATGATATTAGAAGAGATGTCAAAGTAACGGTAGAAGCATTACCACTTGGAGGAGATTCAAAATTATAATATAATAGTACGATGGCAATAACAAAAACACAACAAGCAAGACAGATGTTAAGAAATGGTAAACGTGTAGGTTTATTTGGAGGAATGTCACCAGGTGCTTTTGGTCGAGCAACAGGAGGTGGTTATTCTGATAAAGAAAGAGCTGGCAATAAAGACAATGAAAAGGATAATAACCCAAGACGTGGAGGCGCAGGACCTTTTTTAAAACCTAAATCTACTAAACCAAAAGCACCTCCAGGCCGACCAGAAGTAGGATCTACACCACAAATTAATAGATTTGAATTAGCAGAAAAAAATAGAAAAGAAAAGGAACGAAAAGAAAGAATTTTAGAGGAACAAAGAAGAAAGCAACAACTGCAAAGAACAGGAATTGCTAACACAAGTAAGTTTGGATCTCCCAAAGGTACTTTTGGTGATGCTGGAAGTAAAACCTATGGTCCATTTAGTCTTAAAGATATTAAAATTGCAGAAAGTGCTATAGAGGACGATGATGAGGATGATGCAGCAACTGCAAAAGAAATTGTAGAACAAAATATTTTTGAAAAAATTTTAGGTAATATACCTTCTGTTACTGGAGTATTAAAAAAAGTATTACCCAAAAATCCATTTGATAAGATTATCGGGGAAATAGAAGATGATCCAGGTTTATTAGAAAAAGTTAATAAAAGACTGGGCATTAATCTTGCAGACGATGCAGGCAAAAAAAAATATAAAGAGCTAAGACAACAAGGAGTTATTGGTGCATATGGTAGACCCATGGGTGGTTTTAAACAAGACAAGCCAGGTGGTGCAATAGTACGTGAAAGAGACAATGAAATCATACCTCAAGTAGTTCCTACAACTACAGCACCTACAACAACTACATCAGAAGCTGAAGCTGAAGATGTGGATGACATAAACAGAAGATTAGCCATCAGATTTGCTGGTTCTGAATTTGATTTTGCAGATGGAGGTAGAGTTCCTGCAATGGGTGGTGGTATTATGAACACTGATATTATAGGTGGTTTTGCTGATGACTCTATGGATCAAATGGGTAGACAGATGTATGGTCTAGGTAAACTTGTTAAGAAAGCTGTAAAAGGTGTTAAGAAAATTGCAAAATCCCCTGTGGGTAAAGCTGCATTGTTATATTTTGGTGGTAATGCACTTACGGGTGGTGGATTAAAAAGTTTTTTACTTGGTTCAAATGCAGGTCCAAGTTTTTCAAAAACAGGTATATTAAAAAAAATGTTTTTAAAAAACCCGTCGCTTGGTTTTTCATTAGGTAATATAAGTCCTGTTGCAGGTATATTTGGAACATCTGCTTTAGCAGGTCTTATGACTCCCAAACAAGAAGAAGAGAATGAAGAGCAGTATTTAGGACCATCATTTGATGTACCAATACCTGGAATAAGAGCAAGAAGAAGATTAGCAGCTGCTTTTGATGGTAGCACATATGACTATGAAGATTACGCTGATGGAGGTAGAATAGGTTATCAAGATGGTTCAAAAGAACCTGTAGCTAAAAAAACTATGCCATTATTAGACATGGATGGTATGGAAAAAGATTATAGAGAAACAGGTGGTTTTGTAGAAATGGGTAGAATGGAAAGAGCTGATGATGTACCCGCTAGATTATCCAAGAATGAATTTGTATTTACAGCAGATGCTGTAAGAAATGCTGGTGATGGAAATATAGACAAAGGCGCAGAAGTTATGTATAACATGATGAAAAACCTCGAATCCGGAGGTGAAGTATCTGAAGAATCGCAAGGATTAGAAGGCGCTAGAAAAATGTTTCAAACATCACAAAGACTAGGAGAAGTCATATAATGTCGACGCAAACAACAGTAGCAAGACCCGCACCATTTGTAGAAGATTTAGGTAAAGATTTAGCAACACAGGTTGTTGCGCAAACGGGTATACCTATAGTTACAACAGGTATATCTGGTTTAACAAAACAAACAGGTGAAACAGCTGCAGGTTTTAAAGCAAGACAAGACGCTGCAAGAGCATTTACAACAAGACAACAAAATTTAGCAGGTATTGCACCACAAGTCGCTGCTCAAGATGCTTTACAAAGAAGAGCACAAACTACAGCGTTAGCAGGTTTAGGTTCATTTCAGCCGTTTCTACAACAAGCACAAATAGCATCAGCTGCCGCAATCTCACCACAAATTACACAGCAGTTTATGTCACCGTATCAACAACAAGTTATTGATACAACATTAAATGAATTTGATAGACAAGCACAGGTGCAAGAACAACGGATCAGAGATCAAGCAATAGCCTCTGGTGCATTTGGTGGAGGCAGAGAAGGTGTATTACAATCAGAATTTAGAACAGGAAGCGATAGAGAAAGGGCATTATTACAAGCAGGTTTATTACAACAAGGATTTGGACAAGCACAGCAATTAGCTGCACAAAGATTTAATCAACAACAAGGTTTAGCACAGCTATTACCAGGATTACAAAGACAAGACGTTGGAACTTTAGGTCAGCTGGGCGCGCTGAACCAAGCTCAAGCGCAAGCACAACTTGATGCACGAAGAGAAGCAGCAAGACAAGCAGCATTCCAACCGCAAGAACAAGTGGATAGATATGCTAACATTGTAACTGGAATTATGGGTGGTTATCCAGGTCAAGTACAAACAACTAACGTACCTAATCCTACACCACTACAAACGGCTCTTGGAGTTGGTTCAACATTAGCTGGAATATACGGAGCGGTAACAGGTAGTTTTAACCCAGCGAATTTATTAAGAACATAATGAACAGAACTTTAAAAAGACCAATGTTTAGAATGGGTGGTTCAGCAGGGACTGGTATCACATCAGGATTAGATACACCAAGACAACAGTATAATGAAGGTAATCGTGTAAGAAAATTGTTTGAAGAGAGAAAATCAATGTTTGATCAAACAATACCTAATCAGAGAGGTGGTTTTATGCCAGGATCTGTATCCTCTTTTTTAACTAACTTTGGGTTAAATTTATTATCTGAAACGCCAAGAGGCAACATATTTCAAACAGCTGCAGTAGCAGCTAAAGATCCTTTTAATAGATTTCAATCAGCAAGAGCACAAGAAGTATCTGATCAAAGAGCCTTAGATCAAGCAATATTAGGTGATGTTATAAGTGAGGATTTCAAATCTAGACAACAACAGAAATTAATCGATGCTGGTTTTGAAGAAAAGAAAATGGAATTAGAAAATGAAATTAAAGTTTTAGAGCTCGAAGGAACACAAGATGCTCTTAAAAGAGCAGAGGAACTTAAAAATGATATTTTATTATTAGAAAAAGATTATGAGTTACAGAAAAAATATGGAACAACAGGTAAAGATTTTGACCCAGGTGCAGCTGCAAAAACATCAAATGTTATAAAAGGTCTTGACGATGAAAAATTAAGTTTAACACAAGAGGCAGAGGGAATAAAAATTACTCCTGAAAATGAAAGAACAGCAGAACAAAATAAAAGATTAAGAGAGATAGAAACAAGAATAGGCTCTATTGATGATATTAGAGCTAGTGTATTAAAAGAATCTTCATTGATTGAAAAGATTGGTGCTTTAGATCAAACAGATCAGTTAAATACCATAGTTGATCAAAACATGGCTAAAGGCATGACGTATGAAGAAGCATTTAAAGCGGCACTAGAACAATTTAAATTTTTACAAAACATGGCTGACGGTGGTAGAGCAGGGTATCAAGTTGGAGGTATGACTACTCCACAACAAACACAGGAAACTATTCAAGAATCACCAACACAAGATTTAACTTATTCGGAACTAAGAACTAGACTACCAAACTCTATATCAGATCAAGTTGTTCAACTGTTAGCTAACAGTAAACAAGCTTTATTAGATTTTGCAGAAATAAGAACTCAA